AATATATCTCGCTCAAGGCGAGCTTCATTTAACGCCTTACGCAGTTGCAGAATTTCAGATTCCAGTTCAGCCACCGTGCGGGAACCAGGAGTACCGAGCCCTTTTCTGGCGGCGGTAACCCATTGTCCTAAAGTGCCTTCAGGAAGGGATAATCGGGAAGCGCCTTCACTGATCGAAAGTTGATTTTCAAGAACCGTTCTGACAGCTTCGGCTTTGAACTCTTTAGAGTAACGTTGGTTTTTTCGTAAGCGTAAACTGACCGCCGTATGTAGCCATTAAGCCTGTATTGGTAACGTAGGTGCCCACCTTTTCAACTAGTGGACACCTGTTATGGAACAGAAAGCATTATCTGCAGAACCCCGCAGATCATTTTCAAATGAGTTTAAACTTCAAATGGTTAAACTGGCTTCACAACCAGGAGCCTCTGTTGCCCGTATTGCCCGGGGAACACGATATCAATGATAACCTGCTGTTCAAATGGCTCAGGCTCTGGCAGAACAAAGGGCGCATATCGCGGCGTCTTCCGGTAACAACCTCTTCTGACACTGGCGTTGAATTATTACCTGTGGAGATAACGCCGGATGAGCCGAAAGAACCGGTGGCTGCTCTTACTCCGTCTTTATCTACTCAGACTACAGTTAGTGCCAGCTCCTGCAAGGTGGAGTTCCGTCACGGTAACATGACGCTGGAAAATCCTTCACCAGAGCTGCTCACAGTGTTGATCCGTGAACTGACCGGGAGGGGACGATGATCTCACTCCCGTCAGGCACCCGCATCTGGCTCGTTGCTGGGATAACCGATATGCGTAAGTCTTTCAACGGGCTGGGTGAACAGGTACAGCATGTGCTGAATGATAATCCCTTCTCCGGTCACCTGTTCATCTTCCGTGGCCGACGGGGTGACATGATTAAAATCCTGTGGGCTGATGCTGATGGTCTGTGCCTGTTCACCAGACGCCTGGAGGAAGGCCAGTTTATCTGGCCTGCTGTGCGTGACGGCAAGGTATCCATTACCCGCTCGCAACTGGCAATGCTCCTCGATAAGCTGGACTGGCGTCAGCCAAAAACATCCCGCCTTAACGCACTGACAATGTTGTAAAAATGTCATGGCCGGATTATAAAAACGGCCATGAATCAAAAATACCTCATTCGCATTGCAGAACTGGAATGCCAGCTCCGTCAGAAAGACCAGCAACTGAGTCTGGTTGAAGAGACGGAGGCCTTCCTGCGCTCTGCACTGGCCCGCGCCGAAGAAAAGATCGAAGAAGATGAACGGGAAATAGAACATCTGCGGGCTCAGATAGAAAAACTGCGCCGGATGCTGTTCGGTACCCGTTCTGAAAAACTGCGTCGTGAAGTTGAACAGGCTGAGGCCCTGCTGAAACAAAGCGAACAGGACAGTGATCGTTACAGTGGGCGGGAAGACGATCCGCAGGTTCCCCGCCAGTTGCGACAGTCTCGTCATCGTCGCCCGTTACCGGAGCATCTGCCCCGCGAAATAAATCGCCTGGAGCCAGAAGAAAGCTGTTGCCCGGAGTGTGGCGGTGAGCTGGATTATCTGGGGGAAGTCAGCGCAGAACAACTGGAACTGGTGAGCAGCGCTCTGAAAGTGATCCGCACAGAACGGGTAAAAAAAGCCTGTCCAAAATGTGACTGCATCGTTGAAGCACCGGCACCATCCCGTCCGATAGAGCGTGGTATCGCGGGCCCGGGGTTACTTGCCCGCGTGTTAACGGGAAAATACTGCGAACACCTGCCACTGTATCGTCAGAGTGAAATTTTTTGCCCGTCAGGGTGTCGAACTGAGCCGTGCATTACTCTCCAACTGGGTTGACGCGTGCTGCCAGTTAATGACGCCGCTGAATGATGCTCTGTACCGTTATGTGATGAACAGCCGCAAAGTTCACACTGATGACACACCAGTAAAAGTGCTGGCACCGGGCAGGAAGAAGGCGAAAACAGGATATATCTGGACGTATGTCCGGGATGACAGGAATGCCGGTTCGCCAGAGCCTCCGGCGGTCTGGTTCGCCTACTCACCGGACCATCAGGGTAACATCCGGAGCAGCACCTTAGTCCCTTCCGGGGTATCCTGCAGGCAGATGCGTTTAATGGTTACGATCGGCTGTTCAGTGCCGAACGAGAAGGCGGCGCGTTGACGGAAGCAGGATGCTGGGCTCATGCGCGGCGCAAAGTCCACGATGTATATATCAGTACCAAAAGCGCGACAGCGGAAGAAGCCCTGAAACTAATCGGTGAGCTGTACGCCATCGAGCACGAAATACGCGGGTTGCCGGTGTCTGAACGCCTGGCGGTCAGGCAAATGCAGAGTAAACTGCTACTGACTTCTCTGTATAAGCTGATGCAGGAGAAAGAACACACGTTATCGAAAAAATGCCGTCTGAGAGATGCGTTCCGGTATATCAGGAAGCACTGGGTTGCGTTGTGCAACTTCAGTGATGATGGTCTGGCTGAGGCGGATAATAATGCCGCGGAAAGAGCGCGTCGTGCAGTCTGTCTCGGAAAGAAAAACTTTATGTTCTTCGGCAGCGATCACGGTGGAGAGCGTGGTGCGCTACTGTACGGGCTGATCGGCACCTGCCGACTGAACGGTATCGATCCGGAAGCGTATCTGCGCTATATCCTGAGCGTACTGCCGGAATGGCCTTCCAACCGTGTTGACGAACTCCTGCCATGGAACGTAGCACTCACCAATAAATAAGCGTCAATACGGTGCTCCGTTGACGCTGATATGACTTTCCGTGTCAAACCGGAATCTCTAATTTTGACGATTTTCTTTTTAGGTTTAATTCCCTGAGGGCGACGTAGCAGTAAATCCGACGGTGAATCACGCTGATATTCGCGGGTTGGATACCGCATTACAGAGGTCCGTCATATGAGCCTGCCACTTTCTTACGTCGCGAATCAGCTTTGTTCCGCCGTCGCCAAGCGCTAACGTGGGTTACTCTTGTACCGGGCTACGTCGCCTTCAGGGAACTGGTTATTCTCATTTTTTATTTGTGACATTGTGGTTGTTGTGCGACAGACATTGCTATTCGGCCCATATCCCAGATAAAACCCGCCAGCTCACGTGCAACAGCAACAATTGTAATATTGACATTCTTTCCTTTGGCCTGAAGTTTTCGATACCTCTTACAAAGCCTGAGTTGAGCATCCCATGCTCTGTCAATGACGGGGCGGGGTAAATTTTCCTGCCTTTTTTGTATTGCCGGACTGATGCGTGCCGGATGACGGTAACTCCACGCTGCCTCGACCAATAGCTTTCTGGCATAGCTGTTTCCGGCTTTGGTAATGCTGCCCTGATGTCTGCTTCCACCCGATGAATATTCTGATGGCGTGATACCAAACCATGACATCAGTTGTCGTGGATGTTCAAAACGGGTCAGATCACCCAGTTCAGAAATTAATCCAACCGCAGTAATAAACTGAATCCCTCGCATGGCTTGCAGCGCCTCTACTACCGGATACAGCCTCCATTCGGTAACGGCCTCCTTCAGGGCGGATTCCAGCCGTTCACATTGTGCCTGCCGGTCTTCTATTGTACGACGGTGTTCGTCAAAAGCTAATTGTCGCCAGGGACTTTCGAATGAGTATTTGCTGAGCCAGCGTCGGTGTGCAGGGCCCCAATCTGCTCGCCCGACATAATGGACCCCATGAACCAGAAGAAACGATTTCAGACGTTGCCTTGCATGCCGTAAATCATCGCGGGCAGATGCCCATGCCCGGGCCAAATCCCGGAATGCCTCATCTTCAATGCCGGGTACGTAGACAGCAGAAAGATCTCCTGCACGCAGTGAACGCACAAGTCTGATGGCATCACGGCGATCGGTTTTAACCCGCTCCCCCGGTTTTTTCGGGATAAGTGAGGGGGCGCAGACCATGCAGTCAAAACCGGATTTCACCAGCCGACGATAAAGTCCATAACCACAGGGCCACGCTTCATAAACGATACTGACCTGCGATGACTTTGACCTGAGACGTTTACAAAGATTCTGAATATCAGTAGGTGATGTGCCAATTTTACCCATCAGTTCAACAGGTTCTGAATTGATAGCATAAGCGACAGTAATCGATTCTTTGTGAACATCTAACCCGACGTACAATGTGTTATTGTTGTTCATGCTGGCCTCCGTGGTGGAAATACCGGGGTGTAGCAACAGCTCACCCATGCGGCTCTGACAACGATGTTAACCCGCGTTAAATATCCCACGTTGGCCAGCATCTGTCTCACGGAAAGTCATACTGCCTTACTATCGTATTGATTGATCTGCATCAAATTAACGTAAAAGCAACTTCAGATAATACAAATCAGCAACACTGAATATGGGGAAACATTATGTCATCAAAGAACAGAACCCGCAGAACAACAACCCGCAACATCCGATTTCCAAACCCGATGATTGAACAAATTAACATCGCTCTTGATCTGAAAGGTTCAGGAAACTTTTCAGCGTGGGTTATTGAAGCCTGCAGGAGAAGGCTGGCAACAGATGCAACGCATCTGCGCCCGGCCAGCATGAAAAATAACGAGAAATGAACGTTCGGTTACAGGAGCAGGTACCCACTGTCCTCCAACAATATTTCATCTTCATATCCGACGGAACAAGACTTACCCTGCCGGGATGTACAGAATAACAACAGAGTGATAATTAATTTCTGATGAAATAATCAGGGTGCAGAAGGACTAAAGATAAACGTTTTCTTCACGCCTTTACACGGCCTGTCCTTCTCAAATCGCCATTTTGCCATCGCCTTTACAACCTGCTCATCAAACAAATGGTGCGGCTCTGAACGGATAAACTCAATTCGAGTGACAGTACCATCAGCACCAATATCAAACTTCACATCAACCCGTCCCTTTATATAATTTGCCGCTGCATAGGCCGGATATTGTGGTAATGCCTTAACCAACTGTCGGGGCATATCTGTTTTATGTTGCGTACAGCCCATAACCAGAGAAGACAACAAAATAATTAACGGAAGGTTTCTTTTCATTTTCATTCCCGGCACAGATAAGAATAAGTCTTATTCTAACAATGCCACCCTGTCGGTCATCAATCCTCTGCTTAATGGCAACGACAATTATCCGACTTAAATCACAAATCAGACACATGACATAACAGAGCTTGCGAGGTAACACATCGTCCGGTTTCTTCCACCATCGCACCGGACCAGCGACCATGAGGGGACAACGCCGCGCTCCGTTAACGCGGTAAACCCCGGTGTGTATCGTTTTTGATTATCCCCGCACACTCGCGCAGAGGAGTCTCCCGGTCGGGCTGCGGTCTCTGTTAATGCGGGGATACGGCGACAATACCGCGCATGGTTAATAAGGTCGCTCAACACACTGGCTGTAATGCAGCGGATACCATGCGGCATTTAGCGGCATTCATCGTACACTCAACGGTTAGCTCTTCATTCGTGGCATTCACCTGAAAGGTCCGGGAGTGTAATTGCGTACATTTACCACTGAACGAACCTTCAACAAGAACACGACCACGCTGCAAAATACGGAACGGAATTGTTCCCTGAAAAGGCTTTACGGTTACCAGTAATTTCTTCATGCATTCTCCGGATAACAAAAATACTAGTTAATACACTGAGTGCGGATATATTCCTGCGCCCCTTCCAGTTGCTTCTGCATTGTCATCAACCGCTCTCTGAGGGTGAAATAATCCCGTTCAGCGGTGTCTGCCAGTCGGGGGCCGGTTGCATTATCCATTCCGGAGGTGCCGGTGGCTTCACGCACGGTACCGGAGCAGGTGGCGTTGATCCGCAGGCGCTTACGACCAGCGGCAACATCAGCACGCAGAGTTTCATTTTCAGCTCTCGCATCGGCTAATTCCCTTGAGTATCTGGCATCAAGCGCAGCAACATCACGCTGGCGCTGCTGCATGTCAGTAATGGTTGCGTTTGCCAGCTCCAGCTCTCTGGCTTTTTTATCGCGCTGCGCTTTGTAGGTGATGGCGTTATCACGGTAATGGTCTGTTGCCAGCCACAGCGCACCACAGACCACCAGCAGAATAACGGTAAACGCGGAAAGCATTCGGTTTATGTTCACCCCAGCAGCCCCGACGAAGACAACATCATCCAGGCCATGGAAAGAAAAAGAGCAACCAGCATTAGTGAAAATGAAATGCCGACAATTACACAGAGGATCTTCGCCAGCGTTATGAGTTTGTCTGACATGCTTAATCCTCCCTTCACGATTTCAACGCAATGACCAGTTTTGCCAGCCCATACAGCATCGGGGACACAGCAACACCGACCGCCACCCACTTAATGGCAAAAGCCAGTGCTCTGCTGATGTCATCAGTTACAGGCGCTTTCAGTTCAAGGCCGTTTTTCATGGTCAACCTCAACAGAATTCGTTTATACTTCGCCATGTTCTCCCTTGCCTTACTCAAGGTCAGAAACACAAAACCCCGCTTGGTGCCAACAAACGGGTTTTTTACTTTTATTCACTTACGTTTCGCCAGTTCGCAGGATTTCGTGTTATCCGTCCGCGTGCTCATGTCTTATTTTTCAGCAAAATATTCTGCTTATCTGTCGATGTCCCAGCACGCCAGCGCACTTTCCTGGTCTCACCGGGATACCTGACCGTAGCAATTATTTGAGCGGATACGGCAGTCTCTGCCACCGTCCTTAATCCACCAGCGAATCGCTTCGCATGCTCCCCTGCGGTCACCAGCATTAATCCGTCTGTAAAACGTCGACGGGAAACACTTACCGGGGCCAATGTTATAGGGACAAAATGACGCGATACCCGCTTTCTGGGGTTCGGTCAGCGGCACTTTAATATTGCGCTCCACCCATGCCAGCGCCTTATCACGCTCAATGGCGTTGACCTGGTCGCATTTTTCCTTCGACAACTTCATGCCCGGGACGACAGGTTTACTATCCACCAGGATGGCACCGCGGCAGATGGTCCAGATACCCGCGCCATCACGGTATGCCGTGGTGTGGTTACCTTCCTTTTCATCCAGAAACTGGTCGAGGATTTCAGGCGCAGGCGCACCTGCGGCAATCAGCGCCAGAACGGCAGCCGACAGGCCGTATTTGATTTTGGTGTTCATGGATATTTATCAGGGTTTATCGATTTCAAATCCCTGGATATGTTAAGTCTTCAGAGAACCAGTAATTATTCCCGGTAGTTTTCCTCTGTAGGTTATCAACACATCCTGCGCCTCTAAAATTACGGGGCGCTTTTCCGGCAACGGACCATCCCCTTCACATAACCCGGCAGCAACATCCATGAAAAACTGCTTCGCCTGCTTTTTCGCCTCAGCTTCGTAAAACTCCAGCGTGGCATCTTCAGTACGGTCAAGACTAATCGCCACATCTGGCAACAACAGTGACGGACACCCACCAATTTCCAGTGCCACAGTAACAGTAATCTTATTCGGGTAATTATTTATCCCTTTAACAACCAGTTCGTATTTTTTCTTCATCGCTTTACTCTCCCCGCGCCGCCTTACGACGGTCCTCTCTGATTTTGAAATACAGGTTAGTCAGATATGTCAGCAGCCCAAACAACAGACTCCCCAGCACGCCTATTGCCGCCCACTGAGACGGGGAAACCCTGTCCAGCAACTGCAGGAACCAGTAGCCCGTTCCCACCGCAGATGTGGTGTATGACACACCTGTTGTGATTTTTTCCATCTGGTACATACCCCGTCTCCCGCAATCCGGAAGCTCACAACAATATAAAGACCACCGGCACACACCGATGGTCCCTTGCGCATGCTTACATCATCATGTCGCTGTCAGGTGTAGGTTCACCGCCATCTGAAGCACTCCCGTCACCCGCGATACCTTCCGGCTCAGGAACCGCTGCTACGCCCAGCAGCTCATCCAGAATGGCATCCACTTCTGCATCAAGACGCGACTCAAGATTCTGGCGAAGTTTCTGTTTCAGTGCGCTCCGGACTTCTTCAGAGCGCAGGACTTCCTTCACTGCCTCTGCAGTGACCAGGGATGTGATTTCTGACATGGGATTTTCTCGCTGAAAGGGGTTGTTAAGGAGTAACGGGTTCTTCGGGTTTGCTTCCGGCTGACTGACTGGCGCTGATTTTCTCAGCGGCCCTTTTATCAATCTGCCTGCACCAGAAATCGCGCACAGCCCTGTGAGGTAGCCTGAGTTTAACGGACACTCCTTCCTGAAATAGAATGGCATCAGAAGGAGCTAATAATGAGCAGAAAAAACCAACGTTACTCTAAAGAGTTCAAAGCCGAAGCTGTCAGAACGGTTCTTGAAAATCAACTTTCGATCAGTGAAGGCGCTTCCCGATTATCCCTTCCTGAAGGCACTTTAGGACAATGGGTTACCGCCGCCAGAAAAGGGCTCGGTACTCCTGGTTCCCGCACGGTGGCTGAACTGGAATCTGAAATTCTGCAACTGCGTAAGGCGTTAAATGAAGCTCGCCTTGAGCGAGATATATTAAAAAAGCAACAGCGTATTTTGCACAGGAGTCGCTGAAAAATACGCGTTAATCGAACAATGGCGACAACAATTTCCCATTGAAGCGATGTGTCAGGTATTTGGTGTATCCAGGAGCGGTTATTACAACTGGGTACAGCATGAACCCTCAGACAGAAAACAAAGTGATGAGCGGCTAAAACTGGAGATTAAGGTGGCACATATCCGCACTCGCGAAACATATGGAACCCGGCGGCTCCAGACGGAGCTGGCAGAGAATGGCATCATCGTTGGTCGTGACCGACTGGCACGTCTTCGTAAGGAGCTAAGGCTACGCTGTAAGCAGAAACGCAAGTTCAGAGCGACTACGAACCCGAACCACAATCTGCCAGTTGCGCCAAATCTGCTGAACCAGACGTTCGCTCCTACAGCACCAAATCAGGTCTGGGTGGCGGACCTGACGTATGTTGCCACACAGGAGGGATGGTTGTACCTCGCTGGCATCAAAGATGTTTATACGTGCGAAATTGTCGGCTACGCCATGGGAGAGCGCATGACAAAAGAGCTGACAGGTAAAGCCCTGTTTATGGCGCTCAGGAGCCAGCGCCCACCTGCCGGGCTAATCCACCACTCTGATCGAGGTTCACAGTACTGCGCATACGATTACCGGGTCATACAGGAGCAGTCTGGTCTGAAAACATCAATGTCGCGTAAAGGTAACTCGTTACGACAACGCTCCGATGGAAAGCTTCTGGGGAACGCTGAAAAATGAGAGCCTGAGCCACTATCGTTTTAATAACCGGGATGAAGCCATCTCAGTAATACGGGGATACATTGAGATTTTCTACAATCGTCAGCGTCGTCACTCTCGTCTGGGGAATATCTCCCCGGCAGCCTTCAGGGAAAAATATCATCAGATGGCTGCTTAAAAAAAGAACAAATGGTAGTGTCCGCTATTGCCAGTACACCTCACAGTACATTGACCAGGATTTCGCGCTGTTATTTTTCTCAATTCGCAGAGCTTTATTGCCGCTGTCATCAACCAGTGTGCGTCTGCCATACATACCGTCCCAGCCATAAGGTTTCAGCTGATTGTCTGTAGCTTTTTTGGCATCGTAAAAAATTACAGACTCTGAGGTGGTAACCGGCCTGTCTGGAACAACCACCCCGGCAGTACCATTAACAAACGCAGAAGACTTACCCGCGCAGCTCAGAATCGCCGTTGCCAGACGGTCGGAAATAATCCCACGGCGAGCCCATGAACTGAAATGGCTCGCCCTGTCCTGTGACGTCCAGGTGGCTGAGCTGTCACGCCATTTCGAACCGTAATAACCGATACCCGGAATGTCCGGGTCTTCTTCCGGTTTGTTCGTCGGCATATTCACCCCGTTCTCATCGGTCATGAACGGTACGAAATGGATATTCTTTTCCGTTTTATTTTTATAGCTGCCGTACACCGTCTGGTACGTGGATTCGTTCTTCTGCTTCCAGAAATACGTCGTGTCCCCGCATATCCAGGGAACACCGCCAGCAGAGCCACCGACGCACTGGCCTGCCATATCCGCCAGGTCTGCACGGAATTTATCAACCAGCGCACCAAACTGTGCGGCATGATTTGCCGGCGTACCGCCAAAATCAAATTCCCCCTGCATCCACACCACGGCAAACAGCACATTTTTCGGGTTCTTCTCCAGTGCCGCTTTTGTTCGACCGATAAGGTCCTTATACAGCGGCTTGTCCACACCCCAGCGGGTTGAATTCTCCGAGGCACCACTCGCGTCACTGTATGTGCCATCAGCTCCGGTGGTGAACGCTGAACCACCACGACAGCACGGAACCAGCAGAATGCCCGCATTCGCCGGTATAAACGGCAGCAGTTTTTTGGCGATATGCAGCCCCTGCCCCACGGTTCCGTACTGCCCCTTTGACAGGTCCGCTTTCGGATGGTTAAGACGGCTCATGTCCTGCACATCATGCAGACAATGGTCCGCCGGAATGATGTCGTTATATTTGCATGCTGCACCGCCCGGTGTCACCGTACTGCGACGCGCCAGTTGCTTAATACGCGGGTCCGGACGGTCATATGTCCCCGGCAGCGGAAGGCCTTCACCATACGACATGCCGTTTGACTGCCCTGCCAGAACCACAACAAAGTAATACTCCGGGTCGCTGGTGGCGCTGATTACTGCACCTTCTGCTGCAATCGCCTGCATCAGAGTATAAGGGGTTATGGCCACCGGACTACCAAACGGCTGCCAGCCCTCTTTCAGTTTATGTGTCAGCTTTTCCGCAAGATCTGACGGCGACGCCGCCCTGACAACATCATAGTGTTTAAAAGCCATGAATCCTCCCGGCCGGGATAATATTGTGAGTAAAATGAGGAGCGGGCTGAAGTCCGGAAGTTACAGGACAATGGCAGAAGAGAGACGACAGCCCGCAATTCGAAAAAGACCGCGCAGTTGCGCAGAGTGATTACTATGGGGTATTATTCGCCAGCTGAAATATTACTTCACGTTTTATTGTTTATTCCTTGCCGCCCGCGTCTCCCAGCGCGGGCTTTTTTTGCCCACAAGAAAGCCCCTCCGGAGAGGGGCTGGAGAGTGGCGCTATGTGCCATTGCATGGTGCCGGGTGCCTCCCGGTGAATTCAGTACCAGCACCTGAATCCGCGATTATCCCATATACCTACTCGCTGATTGCCCCTCCGCACAGGGGGATTCACCATGCCAGTTTCTTTTAACAAACTCCCCGCAAACCAGACAACAGTCAACCGTCTGAATTGTGAGACATTTAAAAAAAGGCCCGCAAAAGCGAGCCAGGGAAAATAAGTGTGGCGCGTTGTACTGGATTCGAACCAGTGACCGATTGCTTAGAAGGCAATTGCTCTGTCCGGCTGAGCTAACAACGCATGATGCAGATAATGGACCGCCATCGGGGACTTGAACCCCGCGCAGCCAGCTTCGAAGGCTGGCGCTCTTTCCTGATGAGCTAATGGCGGTATGTGATGGTGGCCCTTGCTGGATTTGAACCAGCGACCTGGCGATTATGAGTCGCTCGCTCTCACCACTGAGCTAAAGGGCCGGGAGCCGCATAATAACGACGCGTAATTAATTCTTCAATATCATCCGTTCTGGCTGACTAAATCCTGTACTTCCCGAACCGTCTGCTCAAAACGTTCAGTCTCCAGCTCAACGCCAATTGCACGACGCCCGAGCGCCAGTGCCGCTTTCACTGTCGAACCCGACCCCATGAAAAAATCTGCAATCAGGTCACCCGGACGACTGCTAGCGCTGATTATCTGCTGCAGCATTTCTGCCGGTTTTTCGCACGGATGTTTCCCGGGATAGAACTGCACCGGTTTATGCGTCCACACATCGGTATACGGCACCTGCACCGTCACGCCAAAATACCGCCGCAGATGTTTATATTCACTCAGCAGCTCCGCATACTGCCGGTTCAGTGAGGTATACGTATCCACCAGCTGGTGGTGGAGCTTTTCCAGTTCACCACGCCGATGCTTCTCTTCTGCCACCCGGGCAAACAGCGCCTGTAATTTCAGATAATCGCTTTCATTCGGCAACTGCCACTGACTGGCACTGACTGGCACTGAACCAGTGCGACACCATGTTTTTCTTTCCTGTGGCATCTGCAATCTGTTTTGCCGTTATCCCCAGGGCAGCTCGCGCATCACGAAAGTAAGAAATCAGCGGGGCCATCACATGCTGTTTCAGTGCACTGCCCTTCGCCGCATACCCGGCATCTTTCGGACGATACGGCCCCTGATAATGTTCCGCGAACAGAATGCGCTCTGTGGCGGGGAAATACGCCCGCAGGCTTTCCTTGTTGCATCCGTTCCAGCGTCCGGACGGCTTCGCCCAGATAATATGGTTCAGCACACTGAAGCGTTCACGCATCATGATTTCGATATCAGATGCCAGGCGATGACCACAGAACAGGTAAAGACTTCCGGCAGGTTTCGGTAATGCTGCCAACTTACTGATTTAGTGTATGATGGTGATTTTAAGGTGCTTGCGTGGCTTCCATTTCCATCAGATGTCCTTCCTGCTCCGCTACTGAAGGCGTGGTGCGTAACGGCAAAAGCACTGCCGGACATCAGCGCTATCTCTGCTCTCATTGCCGTAAAACATGGCAACTACAGTTCACTTACACCGCCTCTCAGCCCGGTACGCACCAGAAAATCATTGATATGGCCATGAATGGCGTCGGATGTCGCGCCAGTGCACGCATTATGGGCGTTGGCCTCAACACGGTTTTACGTCACTTAAAAAACTCAGGCCGCAGTCGGTAACCTCGCGCATACAACCGGGC